ACGACGCAACTCCGGCAAGGGCACATGGCCCTCCGCCAGTACCTCGTGGAATTCGGGATGACGCCGGCGGCCAGGTCGCGCGTGAAGGTGCCGGACGCGCCGGCGGCCGCGGATCCGTTTGCGGAGTTCGATGAAAGCCAGGCGTCTCATTAGCGCCGTCGCCGTCGCGCTCGCGGTGGCCCACGGGAACCCCGTCGACGCGTACGCGCACGACGTCGTCGACGGCCGTGTGCCGGCGGGGAAGTATCACCGGCTGTCGTGTGCGCGGCACCTCCGCGATCGCGCGCGCGAGGGCACGCCGGACTTCCCGTACCGCTTCGACCTGACGAAGGCCGATCGGTTCTTCCGGTTCGCCAGCAAGTTGAAGCACTACAAGGGCGAATGGGCGGGGCAGTTCATCGTTCTGCAACCGCATCAACTCTTTCGCCGCGGCAGTCTCTTCGGATGGGTGCACGTCGACACGGGGCTGAGGCGGTTCCGCGTGGCGTACGACGAAGTGCCCCGGAAGAACGGCAAGACCCTCGAGCTCGCCGTCGTCGCCGTCTACACGACGTTCTACGACAACGAGCCTGGCGCGGAAGGCTACTGCCTGGCGACCACGCGCTATCAGGCGGGGTTCGTCTTCGGGGACGCGAAGAAACTCGTCCGATCGTCGGGCTTGAAGTCCCGCCTGAAGGTGATGGCGAAGAACATCCACCGCGTCGACACGGATGCCAAGCTCGAGCCGCTCGGCGCGGATCCCGTCGACGGGTTGAATCCGCATTTCATCGGGATGGACGAACTCCACAAGTGGGTCACGCGTGAGCGGATCGACGTCATGGAGACCGCCACGGGATCACGCCGGCAGCCGGTGATGGCCCAGATCACGACCGCCGGCGACGACCCCGTCTCGGTCTGCGGTGTGCAGCATCACTACGCCTGCCAGATTCTCGATCAGACCGTCGTTGACGAGACGATGTTCTGTTTCATCGCGCACGCGGATCCCGACGACGACTGGCGGCTCGACGCGACCGCGGCGAAGGCCAACCCCAACCACGGCGTCTCGGTGAAGCCGGAGGATCTGCGCGCGCTGGTCGCGAAGGCGATCCACATGCCAGGCGCGGCCGCGGCCTACCAACAGGACCATCTGAACTGGTGGGTCAACACCGACTTGCCCTGGTTGTCGCTCGAGGGTTGGCGCACAGGGCAGACGACCTGGTCGATTGAGGACCTCCGTGGCGAGACGTGCTACGGCGCGATCGACCTCTCGAGCAAAATCGACCTCTCGGCCTTCGCGCTGGCGTTTCCCCCGACGTACGATCCGGTGACCGAGGTCGGGCGCAAGGCGTGGCGCTACCGCGTCTGGTGCTTCACGCCGGCGGATACCCTCGTGGAACGGGCCCATCGGGACCGGGCGCCCTATGGCCAGTGGGAGGAGCAGCGGTATCTGACGACGAACCCGGGTAACCGGATCGACCAGGACGTGATCCGGGCGGCCGTGCTCCACGCGCGCGATGCGCTCGGGGTGACCCTCCTCCGGGTCGGATTCGATCCGTGGAACGCAGGCAACCTCGAGCAGGAACTGGCGGACGATGGAATCGAGGTCGTTGAGATTCCCCAGACCTTGAAGCACATGAGCGGGCCGTCGAAGGATTTCGAGGCGGACGTGCTCGACGGGCTCGTCGACGTCGGAGGCAACCCGCTCCTGGCGTGGATGGCGTCGAACGTCGTCGTCTACCGGGACGGCCCCGACAACATCAAGCCGGTGAAGAACAAGAGCCGCGGCCGCATTGATGGCATCGTGGCGATGATCATGGCGCGTAAACTGGCGGCCATGGATGCGGCCAGCGAGCCGCCACAGGATCCCTACCTGGTGGTCGCCTGAATGAAGCGCACGCATCCCGGCCGCCCGCCGCTCGACGACGAGGATCCGTCCGGACACGTCACCCTCACGCTCCCCTCGAAGCAGATCGATTCGTTCTGCCAGCGGGCGCTCCGTGAGGACGTGAGCGTGCCCGAGATCATTCGCCGTGACCTTCAGGCTCAGAAGGACGCTCGCCGCATAAAAACCTAGAAATCATTCTCTCCCGCCCTCGAGCCCCACACTGGTCCGTGTGGCTCCCTCTCGGTAGTTATGCCCTGGCTCTGGTTCTGGCGACCGCCGTGTCTCCGACGCCGCGTGATCGTCAACGTGACGCACGACCCGACGGAGGCCTTCGAGGGGATTCTCTGGTCCTACTCGATCGGAGGCTGGTTGACGTTGAAGGACGTCTCGGCACTCAAGGCTGGTCTCCCGCCCGCGAAGATTCCGGGGGACGTCATCGTGCATCGCTCGAACCTCGCCTATCTGCAGGTGACCCCGTGATCCTGCGCACCTTCGAGGGACTCCAGGCGCTCACGACCCAGGCGCCGCGGTGGGCGTCGCCGTCGGGTGGCTCCTCCCTGCACCTCTACGACCGCACCCAGTCGTACGACGAGACGTATCGGTCGGAGCCGATCATGCGCACCGTGATCGACTTCCTCGCGCGCAACATCGCGCACGTGCCCCCGCAGGCCTTCCGTCGGGTCTCGGACACGGACCGCGTCCGGCTCCCGCATCACGACCTCGTCCGGTGGCTCAGTCACCCGAACCCCGGCACCACGCGGTACCGGCTGTTCGAGGACCTGATGACGGACCTCGGGATCTACTACCGGGCCTACTGGGCCAAAGTCCGCACCGTCGGCGCGGACGGCCGCGAGGCGATCGGGCTGGTGCGGCTGCCGCCCGACGAAATCACGGTCGACGGCGTGCTGATTCCGGCGAACTTCCGCTGGACCGTGAACGGCCGCCCGAAGGATTTCGCGCCCACCGAGATCGTGCATTTCTGCGGGTACAAGCTGGGGATTTCGCTGTTCGAGACCATGCGCCGCATCCTCGCCGAAGAGTCGGCGGCCGGGGATCATCGCGAAAGCTTCTGGCGCAACGCGTCCCGCCAAGAGGGCGTGATCGAACAGGCGATCGACGCGCCCGCCGGGAAGTGGAATCCTGACCAGAAGAACATGTGGCGCGATCAGTGGCAGGCGCGCCACACCGGACGATCGACGGCCGGCCAGGTGGCCCTGCTCGAGCCTGGGTGGACGTTCAAGGCCGACTCCTTCAGCGCGAAGGACTCCGAGTCGACCGCGGGCCAGAAGCAGCGCCGCGAAATGGGGGCAGCACTCGGGCAGACCCCGCAACCGTTTGTCGGCATCCTCGATCACGCGACCTTCTCGAACATCAAAGAGCAGCACAAGAACCTATATCAGGACTGCCTCGGGCCATGGTTCGAGATGATCCGACAGGAGCTCCATCGGCAACTGTTGACCGAGTGCGAGGACCAACTCGAGGTGTACCTCGAGTTCAACATCGACGCGAAGATGGCCGGCACCCCCGAAGAGCGCGCCGACTCGATCCAGCGCTCGACGGGCCGTCCCTGGCGGACGGTAAACGAAGCCCGGGCGCTCGAGAACCTGCCGCGGATCGACGATCCCGAGCTCGACACCGTCGCCCCCCAGCAGGGCGGGCCCTCGGATGCCACCGCGAACCCCGGCAAGACCGCGCCCATGTTCACCAAACCGGACGCGGCGCCCGGGGACGCGCGCACCGTGGAGACCGTCCTCGAGGCGCATCGGAAGCGGCAGCGGGCGAAGCTCGAGAAACTGCCGGCGACCGCCCGCGCGTACGCGTTCTTTGCCGAGCTCGACCGCTGGAATCAGGAACTGGCGGACGACCTCACCCCGCTGGTTGGCGACGCGGCCGGCCCGCAGGCGTTCGCGGCGAACCTCGCGACCTTCTCGGCCCTGGACACGGAGGCCGCGGCATGAAGCACAGCCACATTCTGAGTTTCGCGGTCGACCACCCGTGGGCCATCACCAGGCCTATGCTGACCGTCGTCGCCAACATCATCGGTCGGCACGTCGCCGGCGAGAAGCTGACCGTGGAGGAGATCCAGGCGGCGCTCGTCGATCGGAAGAACCTGCCCCAGCCCACCGCCGGCGGCGCCGTCGCCGTGATTCCCATCTACGGCGTGATCGCCCCGCGGATGAACCTGCTCTCGGACTTCAGCGGCGGGACGACGTTTGAAACGCTCACCGGCCAACTCCGCGACGCGCTGGCGAACAAGGCCATCAAGACGATCGTGCTCGACATCAACTCGCCCGGCGGCAGCGTCGCCGGTGCGACCGAGTTCGCGCGTGAAGTGATGGCCGCCCGGACGAAGAAACCGATCGTGGCGCAGATCCAGTACACGGGCGCGTCGGCCGCCTACTGGATTGCGGCGGCGTGCACGGAGATCAGTGCGGCCCCGTCGTCGCTCGTCGGGTCCGTCGGCGTCTACACCGCCCACGAGGACATCTCCGCGGCGCTCGCGCAGCTTGGCGTCAAGCGCACGTACATCTCGGCGGGCACCGGCAAGGTGGACGGCAACGAAACGGAACCCTTGACCCCGTCCGCGCTCGACCGGATGACCACGATGATCGACGAGGCCTATGGGCGCTTTGTGGGCGACGTCGTGCGCGGCCGCGGGAAAGGGCTGACGCCCGACACGGTCCGGAACGGCTGGGAAGCCCACATCTACGGCGCGGCCGAGGCGCTCCGGCTTGGGATGATCGACAGCATCGGCACCTTGGACGACACCCTCGCACGCGTGATGACCCCGGCGTCGGCCGACGGACGCGCCGCGCTGACCGTCGCCCAGGCGCGCGCCCACGAAACACTCGACCCCCTCGACGACGGCGGCCACGCTGCAGCGAGTGCCCCCCTGGGGCCGACCAGCCAGGAGCTTCCGTCCGACGCGGACCAGCAGCAAGCGATCGCGCTGCTCAGTTTGTAACCCGACCCCACACACAGAGAGAGACCGCCATGAACATCGACGCCCTCAAACGCGACGCCACCGCCAAGGCCAAGGAAGCCGGCGCCCTCCTGACCGCGCAGATCGCCGCCGCGAACGCCGACAACAACCGCCCACGAACGACCGAGGAAGTCGCGGCCGTCGAAGCCCTCATGGTCGAGGCGCGCGCGCTCAAGGCCCGCGTCGACACCGGCGAGGCCGACGCCCGAATGCTGGCCGAAATCGGCCGGATCTCCGAGGGCATGACGCCGCCCCCGGCCGCGCCGGGCAACCCCAGCCAGCCGGCGCGCGAGACGCGCTCACTCGGCGAGCAGTTCGCCAGCGACCCGGCCTACCGGCAGTTCATCCAGGGCGGCGGGCACCGGCGCTCGGGCTCGTGGACCTCGCCGATGGTGGAGCTCCAGGCCGCGACGCTCGACACCGCGAGCACCGGCGGCGGCCCGCTGATCTTCCCGCAGGTCCTGCCCGGCATCCAGCCGTTGCTCTTCAAGCGGCTCACGATCCGGGACCTGCTCGCGTCGGGCACGACCGACTCGAACGCGATCATCTACCTCCAGGAGAAGACGTTCACCAACGCGGCCGCGGCCGTGGCGGAAGGCGCGGCGAAGCCGGAATCCACGCTCGCGTTCCAGCAGGCCACGTCGCCCGTGCAGAAGATCGCGCACTGGCTCCCGGTCACCGAGGAGATGCTCGAGGACTACAGCGCGATCCGGAGCTACATCGACGCGCGGCTCCGGCTCGGCCTCGAACTGACCGAAGAGGACGAAATCCTCAGCGGATCCGGCGTGGCGCCGCACCTGATGGGGCTCCGCACCGTGTCCGGCCTCAGCACCGCCGTGGCGCGCGGGACGGATTCCAACGTGGACGCCATCCTGGCCCAGATCACGGCCATCGCGACCGGGGCCCTCATTCAGCCGGACGCCATCGTGCTCAACCCCGCCAACTGGGCGGCCATCCAGACCATGAAGAACCTGCAGGGGAACTACATGGGCACCGGCCCCTGGGCGGCGCCGCAGTCGTCGACCCTCTGGGGTTTGCCGGTCGCGGTCACGCCCTCGATGACGGCCGGCGTCGCGCTCGTCGGCGCGTTCAAGACGGCCGCGCAGGTGTTCACCAAGGGTGGCGTGCGCGTCGAGATCTCGAACTCGCACAGCGATTTCTTCGTGAAGAACCTCGTGGCCATCCGGGCGGAGTTCCGCGAGGCGCTCGCCATCTACCGTCCGGCTGGCTTCGGTGAGGTGACGGGCCTCTCGTAGCACAGACCGGTCCGAGGTGTCTGGGGGAAAAACTCGTCCGGGAGTTTTTCCCCCACGATCAGGCCAGAACACGCAGGAAGGGAACACCCCGATGCCTCGATTTGACGCGACCCTCAACCGCACCGTGCACGGCGACGACGTGACGCTCGTCGCGTCCGCGGCGCATCTCGTCACCTTCACCAGCCCGACGGCGAACACGGTCGAGTACGGCGAAGGCGATTTCACGCTTACGGTGAGTGCGGTGGCCGGCACGGCGCCGACGCTCGACGTCGTGCTGCAGACCCGCGCCTACGGCGGCGCGTGGGCGAACGTCGGGACCGCGTTCACGCAGAAGACCGCGGCCGGCGTGCAGACGCAGACGGTCGACGGACTGCGGGACGAAGTGCAGGCCGTCTGCACGATTGGCGGCAGCGCTGGCCAGTCCGTGACGTTCAGCCTCGTCGGAGCCGTCAAGTGAGGACCGACCCGGGTCCGTGCCCGATTTGCGGATCGGCGCATACCGCGTGCACGTCGGACAGCGGGCCGATCGTCGTGACCCAACTGCCGGCGCGGGATGCGTTGACCGTCGACCTCTCCCAGCGGGCGCTGCCGGTTCCGTCGCTGGAGACGGTGGCCGCCCCGGTCACTGAGGCGGATGCCGGCCGCTCCGCGTCGCTCGGGGATGGGACGGACGCGCGCCCGTTCTCAACCAACACCTATCGAGGGCGCCACAAGGTCCGGCGGCCATGAGCGTGTTCGTCCAGGCCCCGTTCTGGGCCCATGGCTCCCGCCAGGGGGTCGCCCCGCACGCCGTGTCGGTGCTCGTGACGCCGCCGGCGCTTGAGCCGCTCGACCTGGCCACGGCGAAGCTGTACGCGCGGATCACGGGCACGGATCTCGATGGTCTGATCCCGGGCTTCATCACGTCGGCCCGGGTGCAGGTCGAGCAGGAGACGGGCTTGGCGCTCCTCGAGCAGACGCGGGACGTGAGCTTCGACGCGATCGGGGGGCCGATTCTCACGCTGCCGGCGCAGTCCCGACCGTTGCAGTCCGTGACGTCGATCACCTCGACGGATACGGCCGGCGTCGAGCACGTGCTGGACCCCGTCGTGAACTACGTCGTCGATCTGACGGACGCACGCATCGGGCTGGCGATTGGCGGCGCGTGGGCCAGTGACTTGAGACCCTTTCGTCCGTACGTGATTCGGATCGTCTCTGGCTGGGCAACACCCGAGGCTGTCCCGCAGCCGTTGAAAGACGCGGTCGGGTTCTTCGTGGACTACCTCGTGAACAAAGACGCGATGG